GATTCAAAAGAGAGAGTAGCACTTTGACCTATGACTGCTCCGAATATTGCATCAGCAGTAGCATCAAAAAATCCGCTGAGACTAAAATTTGAATCGGTAAGACCGACCAAATATGTTTTCGCAGATGCACCTAGAACGCTTGTCTCAGCTACATCAGCTGTCTCTGGAAAATCAACATTATTAACAAAAGCACTTATGTCAGTTAATGAACCAGATGCATTATCTAATTTAAAAACTGAATTTTTACCATGTACAAACGCCATTTATTCCTTCTCCTTAATTATTTCTTCCAAATCCCACAATAGCATTTATTGTAGGAGTTGAAGACCCACCAATCGTATTATGCACTCTTACATACCTATTGATTGTTGTACCTTCATCTATTTTCTTAATTTCACTCGTAGCACCAGTAGCTTGAGTAAATGTGATTAAGTCTGCATAAGTCACATTATCAGCACTATGCTGAATCTTTATATCTCCAGTTGGAGAAGTTCCACTTACACTTGTCACAATTAGAAATGCACCACCACCGCCAGTCGAACTCGCTGAGTTGTCATTAGCAGTGCCCTGCACTCCAGTAGTTGTATAAGCACCAGCATTTAAAACAAGACCTATTGTGACTCCATTATCTGCTTGAGCATCTAATGAAGTTGCAACGACATCTCCTACTGGGCTTGATACACCATAATTGGTAAAGTTAGCTGAACCAAACTGGGTTCTATCTCCAGTATCTAGTCCATCAATACCAACAACTAAATCGAAGTCTGTACCATTTTTGAGTAATGGTTGTACAATACCATCAGCAGTTGCATCAAAAAATCCAGCAAGAGAAATCGTTCCATCATCTTCTCCCGATATATATGTTTTAGCTCCAGAAGAACCAAAATTTGTAGTTTCAGCTACATCAGCTGTTTTTGTGACATCTACATTATTTAAGTATGAACTAAATTCTGTTGCATCTATAAATATCTTTGTGCCTTTACCATGTACAAAAGCCATTATCTTTTACCACTACCCCTTCTTCTTCTTCGCCTTCTTCTTGAACCACTTCGGCCTCCGCCATAACCCATACCTTTAGGCATTATTCCTCTTCCTTCTTTACCCACGCCTCATTCTCTGGAGTCGCTGGGTCATCAGCAACAAAATGACCTTTATCATTTCTTGCTCTTTCCATATCTTTCTCATCAATCACTATACCCTGTTCAAGCAACCATTTGAATGATTTACCCAAATCTTGTTTAGTGACTTTCTTACCAGCTTCAAATCGTTTTTTACCAACATCAATTCCGCTCATTACTATATAACTCATGCTATTACCTCAATCATAAATTCGACTCCTAAATAGTCTATGTTGTTTATAGTATAGACTCCATAGTTGTCTGCTTCTACTACTCTAACAGATTGTGCTTGACCGCCCAATGTTATGTCAGATTCTACTTGTGCTTTAACTGAACTTGACCCAGATGATGCAAGAAAAGCATCTAAAGTATCTTGTGAATCTTGAGCATCAATTCTGCTTACATATAGAAATACTGGAATGTTGTAAGTGTCTGCACCACGAGCCATTGTTGAATCATACTCTAGTGTATCAACGACTCCTACCACTGCTGTTGGTGGCTCAATAGAATCTGGAACAAATCCAATTACTGTTAATGAAGATATGTTTTCTAAATTAGTTGCTATACCAGACCTAATCGAAGATAAGTTAGCCATTATATTTTTCCTTTCCTACCTTTCTTAAATTGTCTTTCAATTTGTTTTGTTGCTAATGATAGTAATACTTTTCTTTCTGGAGCAGAATCTCTAAACCCCATTTTTAAGAATGGAACAATAGGAGTTCCTTTTTGGGCAATAGAATAAGCAACTGCATAAGGATTCATACCATGTCGCTTTGCCCAACCAGTAAGTGCTTTGACTGGTGGAAAGTGGGGTCTAGTTCTATTGAATGGCTTTGTCATTCTAAATTTTTTATTTGGGTCTCCATGAACGAATGATGAATGTTTTGCTGATGCATAAACTAATACTTTGTTTGGTATTCTTCCAGTATTTTTTACTCTTGTATATTTAATACTTCTTCGAAGAGCACCAGTATCGACTGGAGCATGAAGTTTTGATTTTTCTTTTATTATCTTTCCAGTTCCATTCAAGTAGTTTCTTAATGGTTTCATTAATAAATTGTTTGCTTTGAGTCTTTTCCTTAAACTCTCGACTCCAGTGACTTTGAATTGAATATCAGTTGAAGCCATTAGAGTCTATTCTTTATATAACCCTTTATGAGTTCTCTAGCATCTGGGTCAAACTTGTTAAAGAGTTCTATTTGACCAGTTTGTTCATTACCTAAAATATTAAATGGTGCATCTTTTCTTTTGAATAATCTGAGAGCTTGTATCAGACATGCTTGTTTTACAGCTTTTGGAACTGCACTATATCCAAACGGAGCAAACTCTTCTCCATCAACTTGGTTTCCCGCATCAAGTGGCTTCAGATAAAAGTCTGTATTTATTGTTAGTGTCTTGTCATAAGAACCATCATCAGTTGTATCTAGCTTTACGACCAAACCACTTGGGCTAGATATGTCTGGTACTTGTAGAAATAGAACATTGTCTGGAGTAAAAGTCTTAGCTTCAGAACTTGTCTGATAAAAGAATCTTCCAGTTATCGCATCTATTTGCCTACTAGCACCATTAATAGCATTCTCTAAGTTGGTATCTTGACCAGAACCACTAAACCCAATATAAGTTTTTAACTCGGCTAAAGTAGCATATCCATTTACTACCGCCATTGAGTATTACTTTCCTTTATTTTCTTTAGGAGCTTTTGCTTTTGTCTCTACCATGTTTAATGCTTTGTATTCTGCATCAGACATTTCTTGACCTTTTCTTCCAATGAGCTTACCTTTTGCCCAACCTTTTGGAAGTCCGCCAGTAGTTTCTTTGCATTCTCCTGCTTCATTCATATAAATATCTTTTTTTAAAATCATTTTTTCCTCTCTGACTAATGAGCCACCATACGAATGATGGCTCATAATAGTCAAATCTAATCTCTTAGATGTTTGTTATGGAACAGAATGCAGTTGGTCTATAAACTGGGAATCCCAATCTGACTGTTGCTTTCATAACCATAATATCTTTTACAAAGTTCTCATCATGTGAATCAGACATAGCAACTTCCATACCCTGTCTTGCGACAATATGACATGCTTGTCCGCCACCGAATACACCAACTATTGCAGTTCCAGCTGGTCTTGTTGTATCAAGAACTACTGGTAATCCCCAAAGGGTATTTCCAACTGCTCCACCAAATTGTCCAGCTCCAACGAAAAGCGGATTCAATGAACCACTTGTTGTCACTGCATTTACTTCTGTCACAACTTGATAGAAGTCACTTGGGTGCATAATTATTGCATCTGGGCTTAAGAAGCTATCTTTCTGAATTTCAGTGATTGCTTCATATATTTGTCCAATTCTCTTCAAGTTTCCACTGAATGAGCTGAAGTCAAATGTATTGATTCCAGAGACATTCAATAGACCAGTTAAGTTAGAACCAGAACCAGAACCAGCAAGAATCTGGTCGGTCACTTGTAGTTGAACCATTGTTTGTAATCTTGAATCAAGATAACCCTGTACTGCTGATACATCAGCTAGTAGCTCTTCAGTCACTGGTAAGAATGAACCAATCTTTCTAATGTTCTCTGTCTTTTCAGTAAATGCTAATGCATTCTCTCCAAGAGCTGAACCTTCAGCTGTTGGTGCAGAGTTATTAGTGAATGTAGTCTCTTCTAGGTACTTGTATTGAAACTGGTCAGTATTGATTGTATCAATTAAGTCCAAAATAGTATTTGGATTTCTTAACGCAGTTGGTACTAACAAGTCAGACCTAGTGACTGCTGGTGGGTATCCAGATTCTGTAAGAGTTGTTTTAAACTCGTACTTTGGATTCCACTTCAACTCAGATGAAATGTTTTTTTGTCCAGAGTCCATATAACTTTTATATGCTCTTGACTCGATTAATTGTTCGCCAACAGTTTGATATGCTTCTTTACCATCAACTGCTTCAGTATGTATTGCCTTTGGCTCTACTGCTTTACCAGCTTCTAGCTCATCTTCCATAGCTTTTCTCTCAGCTTCAATTTTTGTGGCTTCTTTCACTTGTCCAACAAGTTCCGCCATTTTTTCATTTCTCTTAGCCCACTCTTCTTTTTTCTCGGAATCGAAATCTACTGCTTCAAATTCTTTGTACTCATTTAAAGTGTTCTCTCTGAGTTCGTGGAGTTCTTTCTTTAGCTCTTCTAATTTCGGCATAAAGTATCTCCTATATTTCTGGGTCATAGCTGTCAGCTAAAACCCTATTTGTTTCTAACAACAATGTCGTAGCATCAATTGTATCTTCTTCATCTTTGATTTCTTCTGGAGCACCAACATCTAAATATGTATTTAAATCTTGATATGCTTCTTGAAGAGCATCTTGTAGATTCATCAGAATACTTGTTGAATTATCTGACAATGTTTTTTCTTTCTTGAGTCTCAAAGCAGTTAGCTCTTTGAATCTCTTTAGAAGAGCAGACAAGTTATTAAGAAACTCATCTGACTCATCTGCTAATGTCAAACCAGAATTATCTTCTGATTTTTCTTTAACACCTACTGTATATGTATTTTGATTAGCACCAACAAGAACTGGGCTTACTTCCCAGACTTTTAGTTCTTTCAAGTATCTTGCATCAGTACTACTACCATCTTTTTGAAAAGTTCCATTTTCACTATCCAATACTTCATATCCGAATGACCACTGTTGTAAATCTCCCATTGCTTTTACAGTTGCAAAAGCATCTCTACCTTCTTGTGTATCCATTATGAATTGTCCTTTAAACATAGCTCTGTCGCCATCTTGAACTATTTCTCCACGACCTATTGGTCTCTTCCAATCGTGAGCCCAGACCATTGCTACACCAGCATCTCCATATCCAGACTTTATAGAATTAGGTAGAACGACATCTCCATCTGAATCTATTTCATTAAATACTGAAAATACAGCTTCTACTTTTCCTTCTACTTCATTTGAAGTATGCAAGTCAATAGTTTTTGACTCTAAGTTTTCTCTATCCATTATCAAATCCTCTTTTCATTGTATATCAATGTACATCTACAATTACATACTAAACCAGCTGGAGCTCCACCGCTACTATCTGCTGGGTAATTCATTTTGTACCCAGAAATAATAAATGGCTCGTTCATTCCAACTTCTAGTCCATCTGCAAACAAATGACTATTCCTTACTTTACCATCTCTTTGTGTAAGCCACTGTTTTGTCAGAGATAATCCAGTAGCATTAGCAGATTCATTCATAGCAAAGTTTGATAATGCTGAACCTTCTGTTCTAGCAATATTCATAGCCCTACCTAAATTTTTCTTACCAATTACTTTGGATATATCTTTTCTAATAAAGTTTTCTAGTTGTCTTCCAGTAAGGCCTAGTTCGTTTGCTTTATCAAATGATTTTCTCAACGCAGTGTTCAAGTTCTTCTTTGCAGTAGCAGACATATCTGGTAAGAATGTATCTAATCTGTTTTGAATAAACTTTGCAGACTCTCTGTTATAAGATTGTCTGTTGATTGCAAGTCTTGCACCACCCCTTCTTCTTACATAGAATCCTTCTTCTATTATTTCTTTTCTTGGCTTTCTTCTTCTTGCTCTAGTAATTCTTTCTTGTTCTGCTGGAGTAAAAACTGTATTCTCCTTTTCATCTGGTAGAAGTAAGTTTGTTTGAAAAAATGCAAAATCCAGAGTCATTGATTCATACACTGGAACTAAATCTTCTTTCCAGTTATTTGTAGTATTATCTATTGCATTATTCACTAGAACTTCTATACCAGCTATTGTTGGTGGATTCTCTGCAAGAACTTTATTAATAGCTTTTCTTTGTGAATCTAATAATCCAAAGTATTGTCTTGCTAATGCGAAATCCCAATCTCCTAAAAGTTTGTCATATTCTTCATAAACTGCATCTCGTGCTTGTTTAGTTCTAAATCTATTTAGTCTTACTTCCCATTCTGAATCACGAAGCATTGACTTTCTTCTGACAAGCTCTATTGCAGATTCAAAGTTCTTTTCTGCTCTAATACGATTAACTTGTCTCTCTGCCCACTTTTGAGCTCTCATTCTATTTGCTCTATCTAAGTCTCCACCCCAAAGCAACCAAGCTACTTGACCAGCAGTCATTCTATCTGATTCTCCACGAAGAAATTCATTTGCTCTTTCAGATACTAAGTCTGATTCATGTCGTAAGAACCATGCATTCATGCGGATAGCTTTATCTTCTGATATTTGACCATCACGCATCAATCGAGCTTCTCTAATTGTTTTATCTCTAAGACCAGAACCAGCAAATTCTAAATTGTCCAATCCCCTTTGAGCATTCTTTCTAATAAACTCTGGAACTGTACCAACTTGTTTTCCTTCGTAGGATTTAGAACTCAATGGGTGGTTGCTTGGAAGTAAATCAGTATCAAATGCACTTCTAGGAAACTTACCAGTACGAAGAGCTCTCAAGAAAGCATTTACTCTAGCATAAGCCCATTGGTCAGCAGAACGAACATTACCACGCACTGATGCTGGATTAGTTCTGTATGCTCCTATACCTCTTCTGAATACAGCTTCGAGCATTCTGAATGTTGCTCTATATCTTGGATTGTCTTCGTTGTGTTCTTCTACTTTGTCTCTAAGTACTCGCTCAACTCTTGCAGAAACTTGCTTATTCTCTTCATCAACGAAATTAGATATTTTTCTAAGTCTTCCAACTTCGATTTCAACATCTCTATCAGTTTCTTCATGTTCTCCATTCTCTAATATTGCCCATACTCGAATCGTAGCAGTTTCATCTTCTCTGTTCAGTGATTTGATAATTCCATGTGCAATGCTATCTTCTTGCGGTGGCTTTGGTATCGACCAGCTTACTGCATCTCCGATAGATAAATCTTCAAGCCGAGCCATAGGTTGTTCTGTCAGCTGGTCTTTGATTTTCTTCTAGTGCTTGTTCGTATCGCTCATGAGTTGAACAAGGCATATAAATTGTATTACCATCTCTGTCTATTGTATGTGTTCCTTCGCACCCTAATTCTTCTGCTCTTTTTCTGGCCTCTTCAATGGTTGTAAAAGAATCCATAGCAACCATTGCTTTTGGATTATCACTGAATCTTGATATTTGTTCTAATCTAGCTTCTGCTAGTTCTCTAGTTGGATAGCAACCCATATTCCTACCAGAGTTCTCGGCAATCACGCAGAATTGATTATCTACTTTCCTAACAACCTTATCTTCAAAACTTTTCTCTTGGTTCTCTTCCATATCTTCTGTCACTACTTCTGGAGTCTCTGGTACTTCTGGTTCTTCTTGTTGTGCTGGATTCTCTTGAGACATATCTGCTTTTGTCGGTATAACTGAATTACTCAATAGATACACTTCTTGTGATTCATTTGTTGGAAGTCCTACTTGTTTTCTCGCTTCAGCAACAGTTATCCAACCGCCCTGTACTCCTACATTTAGTTTGTCATACATATCTTTCTCATCAGCTTGTAAAGCCCTAACAGATGAAAAGTCATATTCAGCAGATACTGCTTGATTCGACATAAAGTCTGGCATCCT